ATGGGACAAGTCATTGACATTGAAATGCCGAAGCAACTTCCTACGAATGAAATTGTAGTTGTAAAAAAAGAAGAAACAAAAAAACTTAAAGAGCATCAAATCAAACTTCCATATAGTCAACAAGAACCTTTAAATTTGAATTAAAACTATGGCAACTATTGAACCTAATAAGTATATTGAATTCGTTCGTCAAACCACAAGTCCTGCAAGTAGTGACTTTGCTGCTTTGCTTGCTCGTTTGACTGAACTGGAAACTCAAGATGCAGATACCCCACGTTTGCTAACTGCTGCATTTGGTATGAGTGCAGAATGTGGAGAACTGGTAGAAATTATCAAGAAAATTTTATTGCAGGGAAAATCTTATAATGAGGATAATGTTGTTCATATGAAAAAAGAAGCAGGTGATGTGCTTTGGTATATGTCTCAACTTTGTATTGCTCTTGATACTTCATTTGAAGAACTGATGGAAATTAATTATCAAAAACTATCTGCAAGATATCCTGAAGGAACTTTCTCTGTATATAAATCAGAAAATAGAGTAGAGGGAGATATTTAAATTAAGGAGGTTGAAAAACCTCCTTTTTTGCTATTTCTGTAATCTCTATGATTTATAAATAATAATAGAGTTAAGGAAAATTATGAATTATATTGTTTATTCTTATTGTAATGAATTTGGTAAATTTTATTATATTGGTAGAGGTAGAATTGGTAGAGAAATAGAAAATCATAAAAAAATAAAAGTTCCTCCAAAAGAAAGAATTTTAATACTCCATAAAAATCTGACTAAACAACAAAGTGTTGATTATGAAAAGGGACTGATTAAATTTTATGGAAGAAAAATAGATGGTGGAATATTAGAGAATATAAGCATAGGGGGACATTGTGGTGCTGAAGGAGTTGCTCCGTGGAATAAAGGTAAAAAATGTAAATTTATTTCAGAATCAAATAGCAGAAGAACGGGTGAATTGCATCCCTTTTATGGAAAACCTTTACCAAAAGAAATAAGAGATAAAATTGGCAAATCTAATAAAGGAAAAAAACATACCGATGAATCAAAGAATAAAATTAGTAAGAGTAATCTTGGAATTAAAAAAACGGAAGAACATAGGAAGAATATAAGTAAAGGTAAAAAAGGTATGAAGCAATCCGAAACTCACATACAAAATAATTCTAAAAGTAAGTGTAAATTTTTATATAAAATTGAAACGCCAACTGGAGAAATTGTTGAAATTGAAAATATGAGAAAGTTTAGCATTGAAAATAATCTTCCTCCAGCATCTATGCATAGATTATCTGTTGGACAGTATGTTGAATATCGTGGATATAAGTTAGTTGATAAAATTCAATTGATAGTAAAACCAACTTGACTTTATTTTTATTTTTTGATATAATCTTTTTTATCATAACGAGGGAGACCTGTGACTAAAGAAACTGGAGTAACACTTAATCTTGATGTTCGTTCTGCTGCGGCAATTCGTCAAGTTCTCTTTGATGCTCAAAAAGGATATACCTATGATGAACTATCTGTTCCTCCTCGGGTTATTGATATTCGTGGAGTGATTGTAGAACTTGATAGTCAGATTGAAAAACATACTCTTTGATCTAAAACCCTTCGGGGTTCACGGGGAATTAGCTCAGTTGGTAGAGTGCCTGCTTTGCAAGCAGGATGTCAGCGGTTCGAGTCCGCTATTCTCCATAAATACATAAAAATACCGAGAAATAAATAAAGGTATAGTAACAGACAATATGAAAAGTTTTTTCCGATTTTTGACTGAGGCAGGTGCATCGCAGGCATCAATGCAAGCACAAAAACTCAACCTCAAAAGTGACGGACACGGCGGATGGTTAGATTCTCGTGGAGAATTTGTTGCTAAAACAGAAGGTGGAAAATTAGTTTTTTATAATCAGAAACAAAAAGCAGGTGAGAAAGATCCAAATCAAGTCAGAACTCCTGCAAATCAACAAGTAGCAGCAACTCAAAATAAAGCACCGGCGCCCGCTCCTGCTCCTACACCAAGAGCAGTGGCACCAGAACAACAAGCAGCGGTAGATGGTGATACTTTGACGATTGTATTTGGAAGATTTAATCCACCAACAATCGGACACGAAAAACTTTTAAAGGCAGCAAATAAAGCAGCAACTGGTGGTAATCTTAAAATTTATCCATCAAGAACTCAGGATCCTAAGAAGAATCCACTGGATGCAAGCACAAAGATTTCTTTTATGAGAAAGATGTTCCCCGATTTTGCGGAACAAATTATCAATGATCCTGATATGAGAACTATTTTTGATGTTCTTGTAAATGCTGATAAGGATGGATATGGAAATGTAAATATTGTTGTTGGTTCAGATCGTCAATCAGAGTTTGAAAATCTGGCTCAAAAGTATAATGGAGACCTTTATCAGTTTGATTTGATTCGTGTCATCTCTGCTGGTATGAGAGATGCAGATGCAGAAGGTGCAGAAGGTATGTCTGCATCCAAGATGCGTAAGGCAGTCATGGATGGTGATATTGCTGCATTCCGTAGAGGAACTCCAAAGAATCTTGATGATGGGGAAACTCAAACTCTCTTTGATGCTGTTCGTCAAGCCATGGGAGCAAAGAAGCAAAAAGTACAGAAGGAAGGTTATTCTCTTTGGGAGATTGCTCCAAAGTATGATATGGAAAATCTTCGTGAAAATTATTTGATGGGTAAAATTTTTAAAATTGGTGATATTGTAGAGAATCTGAACACGGGACTGATTGGAGAAATTATTCGTAGAGGAACCAATCATCTAATCTGTTTAACTCAAGAAAATAGAATGTTCAAGTCTTGGATTAAAGATGTGATGGAATATACTGAAGTTAAAATGGATAGGGTACAAAGAACACCTGGAAAACCAAATACATTAACTGGAACAACTGGATACTTTAAGTATGCAGCAAAACAAACACCTGGTGCAATTGGTACTGGAAAGGAAAATCTTCAGTCAGGTGGAAAAGCATATGCTATCAATTTCATAAATAAGTATAAGGCAAAAAAGTAAGTACTTATTAAGATGACTTTAAATCCCCTCATTGATATTTCCAGAGTATATCTTCAACAGATTGCTACCGTTGATGAAAGTGTAATTGGCGATAGAGCAAAAAATGCTGTTGCCGATCAAAGAATAGATGATGCTCAAAGAGAAACTCAACAGTCAGTTGATAAGTTGGCAAAAAGAGAAAAAGTAACCAGAGCAGGTGCTCATATTGCTGCAAAAAGAGTTGAGTCAGATGTGAAAAAGTCAAGTGCTTACGGTCCTCAAAGACCAAAACCAGGAACGACAGGTGCTTATCGTATTGAAGGACTTGATCCGGTAGGTAAGGAAGATGCTGATATTGATAATGATGGCAAATCAAATACAAAGAAAGATAAGTATTTGATGAACCGCAGAAATGTAATCAAGCAAGAACTTGCTACTCAAAAAGAAGCACTTGATCCTGTAGGCAAGGAAGACGATGATATTGACAACGATGGCAAGAAGAATACAAAAACTGATAAGTATCTGTCAAATCGTAGAAAGGTAAGATCTTCTGCAATTCAAAAGGAAGATTTTTCTGATTGGAGAAATGATCTTCGTGAAATTACAGATACTGAAGACAACGAAGAAAAAATTACAGAAAAACCTATAAAGAATAAAATCAAAATCAATCCTTCTATATCAGAAACAATCTCCAATCTTGGTGGCCAATTGGTTGAAATGGTAGAAATTGAAGGCGTTCTTGATGAGTTTCATGACTCAGAACTTATGTTCTTATCAAATGAATTGATTGAAGAAGTTGTTGAAGAGTTCTTCTATGAGTGCCTTGAGGAAGGTTATGAGGTTGATGAAGTTGAGGACATGTTAATTGAGTCAATTGAAACTTCTGCAGCAATTCTTAATGAAGCAAAAGTAACTCTTGGGCATGATACAAAGATTGAAAGAAAGAGTGATAGACTTCAGAAAGTTAAGTCTGCTGTTAAGAAAGTTGCTCGTGGAGTAGGACGTGTTGCCGGCGCTGCTGTAAGGGGAGCAAAGGCAATTGGTAGAGAAGTGAAAGCAGGTTATGCTGCTGGAAGAGGATCTGATAGTGAATCGTCTTCATCTTCAGGAACCAGAAAACCGCAAACATACAGAAATGCTCATCAGAAACCCGGACTTCTTTCCAGACTTGGTTCTAAACTTAAGAGTGGTTTGAAGAAAGCAGTTGCATCTGGTGCAAGAGCAATATCCAGAGGGGCAAGAAATGTTGCTCGTAAAATGGATGGAGGTGGATCATCATCAACTCCAAAATCAACAAAGAAACCAGCAGAAAAATCTGCTGATCCTTGGGAGGGTAGTGCAACAACTCCACCAAAAGCAAAAGCAAAACCAGCAGCAAAACCAAAGGCAAAGAAAAAGACTGGTAAACTTGATAGTATTCTTGCTGACATCAGAAAAGAAGAAGTTGACCTTGATGAAAAAATTAATGTAGGTGCTGATGCTGGTGCAACAATCAGTGATTTTGTTCATTCAAAGAGTAAGACCTTTAAGGGTGATAGTAAAAAACAAAGAATTAGCAGAGCACTTGGTGCTTATTATGCAGCAAAAAAGTCAAAGGTTAATGAAGCATCGATGCCTGGTGAAGAAGCACCAACAACACCACCCGCAGTTGATAAAAATAAAAATCAACAACTCAATAACCTTAAGGTGATGCAACAAAAACAACGTCAATTGCAACAGCAAAGATTTAATCTTCAGAAGCAAAATAAATTGCCTTTACATGCTGAAGATTTTGTTGATGAATCAACTGCTGATGATGCTCTTGCATTAGTAAAAAAAGGTATGGACCCAAAATCTATATTAGGTTCTCCTGCACAAAAAGCAGCACAAGCAGCACAAGCAGCACAACCTCAATCAGCAAAACCAAATAGAAAACTTCAACCATATAGCATTCCTGGTGCTCCTAAAGGAAAATCATACAACGATTGATAAATAGGTTAAGATAAAATAGGAGGCTATTATGTCAGCAGTAATCGCATGGGCCCTTGCTAATCAGGCACTTATCGCAACTGTTCTTTTTGCAGTTTCGGAAGCACTTGGCGCAAACCCAAAAGTTAAAGCAAACGGTGTTCTTTCACTACTTCTCATTCAAGCACAAAAAGCATTGAAGACAAAAGGTGCAAAAGACATTACTCCTTAATAGCACGGAGACCCTTTTTCAGGGTCTCTAATTTTTATAAATATTTCTACGAATAAAATTAGTAAAGGTAAAAAGAATGGCACTCTGGGGCATCTCAACAACATCTGAAACTGCAGCAAATAATTATGCTATCCCCAAGCATCTATCTGAAAATGATAGAAACAATAGTCCTTGGAATTGCTTTGCTGATGTCCGTGGGTGGGTTTACAGAAGATATGGTACTAGCGAATATTCTGGTCTTTCATCGTCTTATTATGATGAAGTTTTAGTTCCAGTTGCTGGACTGAATACCACTCCAACAGGAGGAGAGATTGGTGGTACTGGTATCGGCACTGCTGGTCCCATTGCAGTCTTCTTTGAAGATCCAAATAGATCGTCAAGAATTTCTGTCGGTGGTGGTGCAACTAGTGGTATTTCCACCAATAATACCGTATATGCTCACGTAGTCTTTAATGAACTTGTATTTGCTGGTGCAGGTGCAACAATGAGAATTCGTACCTTTGATGCAAATGATGCAAACGAATCCACGTCAATTGTTGCATATGCATCATCTGCTGGTGTATCTACTCAATTTGCCTGGTCATCAACGGCTGCTCAGCATGGATCACCAGATGTATTTGTAAATTATAATGGTCAGATTACTAATAGAGTATCATTTGCATTCACTTCACCAAGTACACTTCTTACTACAAATGTCAACTTCCTAACTACTGGCATAACTACAGTTGTTGCAATTGGTGGAACTAATATCTTTGTTGATTCTGTATCAGGTGTTTCTGTTGGAAGCTCACTTACAGTGTCAGGTAAACTTACAAACGTTCCTGTTGTTTCTATTGGTGACACTTTTGTGAGAATTGGAACTGCGAACACAATTGGAACAACAATTGTTGCAGGTACTGCTACCACATTCAGTACATTTACAAGAGCAACAAAACTGAGTATTGATCTTACACGCGGATTTATTGGAGTTATTACTGACGGTTCAAATGGTGTTGGTGTAATTAGTTCATTCTCTTCACAATTCGGAGATGTTATTCTTCGTAACGTGGGTGGTGCAGGAACTACTGGATCAGTTGGTATCGGTACAACTACAATTACTACTTTTGCCTGATACTAAATGATTTTTAATGAATTGAACGAGGACAATTTCCTCTTGTTTGCAATTAAACATTATGAAAATCCTCAGGCAGTAACTAGAGAAGATTTTGATAAAGATTTAAATCATTTCAAATACATCAAAAGACTTTTGAAGAGATATAAGAATACGGGTGAACTAAAAACTCACCTTCTTCTTAATCATTTTATTGTATTGTATAATATTTTTGGAGAAGCAACAACTCCAATGCTTTTTTTTAAAATAGAAAAAGAACTCTGGTCTGTGATGAAAAGTTTTATTATTTTTTTGGGAAGACTTCCTGAATATCCTAAATCTGGAATACATGATATTGT